TGCGGCTCAAAACCTGGGAACAAATATTACTAATACCGTTGTCCCAGCGATTCAAAAGGCTGCGCAAGAGCCTATGACCAATCCATTTACAGAGGCTATTACCAAGGCTGCTTCTCTTGGCGCAGAGATCCTTGGAATTGATAAGCCTATACAAGATATCAATCAAAAATATATGGCTAAGCCGATGGAAGATGCGCAAAAAGCTGTTGATGCCTTGAAGACAAAAACATCCGAGGTTATCAACACTGTGAATAAAGTAAACGAAGAAGCTAAATTCACAATATTCGACAAGGGTGCGACAGGTGTAGAAGGCTTCCTCACTTGGATTAGTCAAATTGCAGGCGAAGTATTAGGTATATCGAAGCCATCCAAGGATGTTTCTGACGCTTTTGTTCAAATGGCTGCAACAGAAGCAGCTCAAGCAAACATAGCCGAAAACTTACAGTCTGTCGGAATTAGCATTGGAGAAATCGCCAAGGGCAAGCCAGATGAAGTGCTGGGAGGCGCTGCTAAGGCTGCCGCCCCACTTGGCAAAGACCTGGAGAGAGCAGGAGCTGGTGCTAAATACATCGGAGGAAGCAACATAGCGAGCGAAGTCTTTAAAGCATCGGAAGGATCAAAAGGTCTTGCCACTAGTTCGAGTGCTGCCGCAGACTCTGTTGCGAGTATTCTAAAATCGCTGGGGGATATAAACGGCGGGACAACAACGCATACAATTTTGATCAGAAAGCAAACAGTTGACGCTAATTTCGCTGGCGGTCCAATTGCCGCTGGTCACTTAACGACAATCAACGAATTAGGAAAAGAAGCATTCCTGAGCAAGGGCGGTCACTTAAGTATGATCAACAAGCCGAAGAACTCGCTGTGGAGACCCCCTGTTAGTGGCACTATCATCCCGGCCCATATTGCGAAGAGCCTGGACATTCCTTCGTCCGGTGTCAATATCACCTCAGGAGCCGCTAGAAGCGTTCATTCGATAGGCCGCAAAGACGCAGGTGGCCGACAGATTGCACAAGCCTTGCTGACCGCTCTAGAGGCCTCTGGTATCGCTAAAGCTGGCAAGTTTAACGAAGAAGCACAGGCAACTCAGGCCGCTCAAATCGGAAAGCTAACACATGCTATTAACAAGCTCGTGGACAAGAACTGGGACGTTAATGTTAATGTCAAAGAACGGAATACTGGGCTTGGCGGATTCAACAGATCGCGTGGCATGTTATGAGCATAACAGTCAATAGCTTCACGTTTGATCGCCTACAGGCTCAGCCTTTTGTCTATTCTTCTGAAAATGTATCACAAGGTCGAGTTGCTAGATCTTGGGCTATTACGGGTCTAGTAACTCCGTCCGAATGGCTGAGCTTGTTGTCGGAATTCGACACTTGGCGTGCATCAAGGATTGACGAAGAGGATTCCGCTGTTTCTGGCGTTATCGGCACTACTGTATCGTTCTCCGGTACGGGGCCTGGATCCCAGTCCTGGACAAATGTCAGTTGCTGGTTCACGGAAGCACCTCAGGCTGATGAAGTCGGCGCTTATTTAAGAGTAAGCTTTACTTTAATTGACGCGACAGAACAGCTAGCGATAATACTAAAGTCAGCAGACAATGGAGCAGTTTCTGATTTACCTGACTTTGGTACGATTACACTCGGCACTACAACTTTAACATTACTAAAGCCGCCTGACGTCTTTGCTAACGGCCCTAGTGTCGAGCAAGCTGCTACTGGTTCTCATTACATCACGGGAGCTTTATCTGCTACTGAAGTTAAGGATATTCAAGGTGAAACAGATTTCACTGGCTGGGAGAATATCAGAGCATGGTATGTGGAACAAATAGCAGCAGTACCACTGGCCGGCAGCTACTTTCCGATCAGTACGCCAACGGCAACAGCGGAAAACAGAATTGTTGATGGAATTAAGCAAACTGTATACATAGTAAGTATCCTATTAGTAAAGATTAAATAATGACACTTGACATCAGAGCTACGGTTACTTGTTCTCTTGGGGAGCTGATCAGCGGCTCTGTTGGAGACACCAGTATTGGTAACTCTGGGTTAGTTACGTGTTCTGGATCTATTGTTGTCTCTGGTACTATAGCGCCTGTTCCTGGGACTGAAGTAACATTTTCATATAGTGCTGGCGGGCAAAGTTATACGATTCCTCGTCGTCTGCGTGTCATCGGAAGCTACGCAGATCCTTTTCGTAGAGTTTCTCAGATATCGCTTGGCGATAAATTAGCTTATCTGGCGTCGCTGGAGGAGTATAGCAACTACGACGCTAAAGATGATCCAAATTCAGACGCTGATGCTCCTGATTTTGCAAATCCAATTCATGCATCGACTATTCTTGAACAATGTTTGCAAAAGCTAGAAATCAATCTAGCTGGAGCTAATCCGCTAACCAATAAATTTGCGAATAAATACTTTCCGCTAGACAGACCGTTTGTTGCTATAATGAACGATCTTCTTGTCTCTGAAAGCTATTGCGGATATCTTAATTATAATGAAGAGCTAGAGATCGTAGACTTAAGCCAAAAAGGCGGCACTGGCCCTCTTCTTACTGTAGATGACTTTATCGACATCGGGCCTGCTGGACTGGTGGTACCGCCTGCTGATCTAGTTAAAGTTTCATACAAGTATCAAAAGCATCAAAGGGTCTATTCACCGGAGGGATCGTCTGGCCTAGTTAGTAGCTACAATATTTCGGGTCTTAGCATTAGTTCGAACTCTAATTGGACAGAAGATAAAACTATTGGCCCAGACACTGAGTATCCAATCAATTATGTTGGAGAAGAAGGAGAAGAGTTGACAGAGACTTATTCAGGCAGAAGTGAATCTATTACCAAGACCTACTATAAATCCATTAATGTTAGAAACGGAGTCGATCCAAGCACGGGTCGAATCGTTTACGAAAAAAAAGAGCTCGTAGACTATACAGAATCTGAAGTAACAGAGCCTTATGCAAAAATTGCCTCAAAAAGAATAGCGGCTCTTTTATCAAGAGGGCAAACGGCCACTGGCGGCTCTGCTAGAGTGGTGACAAAAAAATCAAGGACAACACCTTATTACGACGCAAACGGAGAAGTTGTTGGCGAAGAGAACTACGAAGAAGTGCCAATTGCTTCTTATATTTACGGTTCTGAACTGCCAGTAGCCTTCTCTAGGACAGCGACCCTTGTCGAAGTCGTACCTTATATTGATACAATATTAGTACCGGCTTCGCGCACTGTTACCACATATAACAAGAAGGAAGATCTGCAGAAAACGTATACAGTAACATACGTAAACAAAGGGGAGACGGCAGCAAGTCAGGCTTCTTTGGCCGAAAGTGTATTTGCTTTATCAACTACTGCCGGAGCCGTAAATCTTGCAGAAAAAACCTTCAACAGTGGCCTGGTCTTTGAAGGGGATTCGGTAAGAATATCAAGAGTCAGTTCAGCCAGATTGCGTTCTCAGGCAAAGCCGACAGAATCCGAATCGGCTTCGTCATACGTTACATCTAAGGACTATGGCGGGTCGACGTCTAGTGCAAGCTCTGGAGATAAATATACGACTGAAGTCTTTGAACTTGCAAATAATGCTAGTAATGGACTTGTTAGCAACGTCTTGCAGCTCACTGTGCCGTACAGTCCGGATGATACTATCGGATACGTCTCTGGCGTATACTCGACGATCAGAGGCGGAGCTGCTGAGAATGCCAAGAAATACGGGGAGACTCAGGTTAACTTGATCAACGGTGGCGTCTATTCAATTAATATTCAATTGCCTGTCAACAAGCTTTCAGGAGCTATCTTTGAGCCAATAGTCGTAGAAGCTAACGGCTTAAGTGCAATGTATAGGGTCGATGCTTTGAATTGGACGATTGGAGCAAATGGTATTATTGTATCTGCTTCTGCACTTTTCTATGGAGCTGTTGGCGGAACTGGTGACTTCTGGTTCCCGGTGGCTCCTGGCATTGTCTCACTTCCTCAAACTCCGCCAGCTATCAATGGACAGGTAACTGTTGTCAACACAGTTCCTATTACTTCTCAGAAAATTAAGTATCAGACAGTCTTTAAGACACGACTAAGCCTGAGAGCGTACGATTATCCTCTTATTAATGATCTGGGGTTCTTTAGCCTGCAGGTGAAGTCTAGGCTGCTTCTTGGCGTGTTCGCTACTCCTGTCAGGATTCCCGCAACAATAATTACATTCAGCGCTCATTCTCCTGAGCTTGAAGCTAGACAGTATATCAAGCCTCCTGGGGCCGCAATCGTAATCGATCATCCGATTCCGCTTATCAAGGCAAGCGACGGCAAGGTGTATCCGGCGCAGTATAACATTCAGGTCAACGCCTATAGCCCGATTGTTACTGCTCCTCAACCAGCAATAGTTAACGTTGGCATAACGTCAGTATTTATTACTGCTACAGCTCCCAACATTGCTCTTCAACGTGTTGTAGTTGTCCCGTCTACTGAGATTCAGGTAGGCGCTTACTTGCCAATAGTTGCGACGAGTCATCAAGTTTATATTCCCGTGACTGCTCTTAGCGAGCTATCGGCATTCAACCCAGAAATATTTACTGGCGTTGCCATATATGAGAGAACTGAAACCCCAGGAGTCTGGAGTGAAGTCGCATCTGACGTCAATCCGTACGAATCCGATGGGTTAACATTGGTTGAAGATAGCCCATTCTTTACGCCTCCTTCAGGTAGATATCCGAAGATAAGAATGACTGCACTGGCACCTAGAGTGCTAGTAAATACTAGGATAAAAGCACCTGTATTCACTATTATCGTAGCCAATACTCCGCCCTCAATCGGAGCACGTCTGGCTAGCAATTATAGCGACTGGGCTTTTGCTCCTTACGCGGACTTGATTGATATTTGGCCCGAATCTTGGAACGACCAGTAAGTGTTTTAGGTAGAATAAACCAGAGTATTTCAGACAATGGCAGTATCTACGTACGTATATAATCATACAACGCAACTGTTTGCGTCTGGGGCCATTAACTCTACTGACTCGTTTAAAGTTAAGCTACTTTCTGCCGCTACTTTTAATGCTGCCAATACGACGATGGCACAGGCCGCCACTGGCTACACTGAGGTCGCGAATGGCCTTGGTGGCAGCGATTACGTGACCGGCGGCAAAGCCTTGACCAATGTCACTGTTACTACCACAACTACTAACGATGCTTTTTTTGATGCTGACGACGTAGTATGGACGGCAGGCGCTGGAGCCGACCTGGTAGCTAGATATGCATTGCTGTACGACGATACGAATGCCAACGATGCACCGCTATTGTTCATAGACTTTGGCGAGGAAGAAGCCGCTGGTATCACGACTCAGTTCAAGATTGTATGGAATGCTAGTGGTATCTTCTCCTTCACGACCGCTTAGTAATGGCTCAGACAATCTTCATAAATCCCCATGAGCTAGAAAGAATAGCGGTTGCCGCCTATGTCGGCAAAACTATTAATGTTCTGCTTTGCAATAATTCCGGCTACGATGGAGACGACACCGTTGATACCTGGGAGAGCGTCGAGCTCAGCGGTGGCGGCTATTCTAGATATACAACGACAATAGCTACCGGCAACTATGATGCAATAAATCAATGGTATTCGTTGCCTTCCATTGTCGCTGAGTTTAATGCATCATCCACAGGGGCTGGATTAAGTTTCGACACAGTTGTTATATATTTCTCTGGTGAGACATATATACATAGCCATATCTCTCAGTCGCCATCGGTCACAATACAACCTGGCGCGTCGTTGACGTTTGAATTCAATCTGATCACCGACGATTGATGCCAGGTCCGTACGGAGTTAATGTCAATGTCAGTTACGACGGACCGGATACTCTGGAATACTGTGACATGGAGTCTAGGTCAAACAGTTTGACCTTGTACCAGTATCGAAGCATATATATTGAACCAAAGACTAGGGTGCAATCAAGGAGAGATCTATCCTGGGCTGTTGCTTTGGACTCGCTTGATAGATGGAGGCAGGGGATTTAACCAATGTACGTAGGACCCTACTCTGAAAATCAGACGCCAAGCTATCAAGACATGGTTCTTGGCAGGGCAACAGCTCAGTATAATTTTCATCCAGCTTTCAATCCATTGGAAGTGCATGTAATAGGAACAACTACTACAGAAAGCGCCAACCTGTGGGGGTTTCCAAGTGACAATAAAAAGGTAATAGTTGAATATGTGCGTATCGAGAACATAGAAGCCTACAACAGCGCAGAGAATAAAGATAAGCAACAGTATGTCATGAAGACGCCTCTTGAGATGGCCAAAGATACAAATCTGGCCATCCTAGAGAACGAAAACGGAATTAAGTCACTGGCCACCATTAAATATACATGGAAGGAAGGGACTCAAGGCATTGTGGTACAAGAGCCTTATCCCTGGGCGAAGATGGCCCTGGATTACCAGAGATCACAGTTCACGGCAATGGCCCCCACGGGTCTGCCACCAGTAGAGAACATACAGGAAATAGAGCGGAGGAGTGCAATAGTTGCCGGTTTTTACTTGGCGCAGCAAAGCAGACTGGAAAAGACAGGAGAAGCTTACGATAAGGATTACAAAAAAAAGGGAGGATATTCGCCATCGGAAACGTTATACATGTTACTCAATGGTGTTAATACCTCGCAAAGCAATGAGAACACTTCTAACGGAGTCCTATACTCTCCTAGCGCGCAGCTAAAAGTAGATGGAGGAACTGTCTCTAGGACTTCTTATTCGGCGATGAATCAATCCTTGATATCACAACAGCAGACAAATCAGGCAAAAAAAGGATCGTCTCAATTAAATCCTGTTTCTTTGAACACATCTGACGCGACCAGAAAATTCAGTGGTCCGCAAATTACTCCTCCGCAAGACAGCACAAGCAAGATGCAGAATGGATGGGTCAATACGATATACGGCCCAATGAAAGTAGAGGAGATTGGTGTTGATTTTTCCAAGAAAGATAACGCAAAACGTAAAACAGATTCAACTAAGTCAGGCCTAGAAAATAGATTTGACCCTAAGCAAGCAGCGGAAGAGGAGTTCGAAGATGAGCGGCAAAAGTCGCAGACGGCGCGAACCAAAAAGTTGACAAGTAATCAGTCGTCACAGCGTAGCTCCAATTCTACGAAAGCCGTTCATTATCCATTGTCAAGCGGCACGGAATACGGCTCAAAAGAACTGGGATGGAATACAGACTATGGCTCGACCGAACTTGGAAACAGTCGAGTGTCGTCAAGGGGCGCTAACATGCCTGAATTAGCCAAAGGTGTGTATTGGGCCGCAGTCTGCAATGTTAACAGAGCAAAAGACGATGTTTTTGATACTTCCTTCAATAGTCCTGAAAAGTTTCAAACAGAGCAGAGGGTTGACTTCTCTCCGGATAATCAAAGAACTGCTTTTGTATTTGCCTGGTACGACCCAGAGACCTGCTCAGGGTCTGAAGCCGAGGAGGCAGCTAGAAAAGCGGTTACAGTCTATTTTGAGGAATCCTGGGGGTCTGTTACAATAGCAGGATCAACAACCGTCGAAGTCGAGGGTCTCAGTTCAAGCCCTGTAAGCTCTGCTAGCTATTACATGAAAAACGTAAAGCAAAATAATAACGGGAATTACTTTGAGTGGGTGGCTGGAATTAGTGGCTGTGACGAATACGCAGAGAACAGCCTAAACCCCGGTGATGGACAAGATGCAAGCGGTAGCCTTACATTCCAAATATGCCCAGCGGCGACAGACCCCGCTCCTGGCGACCTAGAAAGCCCTCCTGAAACAGAGATGGAAGGTTTTAAAGGGTCGGTTGGAATAGTTGTCAGACCTAACAAAACAACGGAAATGGGTTACGTAGCTATGAGAGTGAATCAAGTTCCTATGGTGGAACAAGTCAAGCAGGTAGATGTTGTATCTAAAGTTAGATCTGTTGATAAAGTAGAGCAAGTTGCTAGAATTTATATCCCGGAAGGATCTGTGGACGCTAACGCTAATAGCGGAATGGTCGCGCACGACGGCCAGAACGTTTACAAAAGAATCAGGCCAATAACGATGACGCCGGACAAGGATTATTACATTAGCGTAGAATACGTTAATGACGTCAATGGAATCCAGGGCGATACTTACGGAAGTCAAGCGTATGAAAGCACGTCATCTATTCCGCTGCTTGAAACGAACAAAGAGAGATTTAGTGCTAGATCGTTCTCTACGGAAAAGACCCCTGCAGAATACGCTAGCAGTGCTACAAACTTGTCAGCAGGCGAAACAGGTTACCTTTCCGGCAGCAATGTTAACGTTGTGGAGAAAGGTGTTCTCACTATTCAGCCAAGAGAAAGCGGAGTAGCATTAACTGGCCCCGGCACTAACTATTCAGCGCAAGGAACGGTTGCTCGTCAGACTCAAGTATCATTTAATGATGAGTTTTATGACTTGAGTGATCCAACAGGGGCAACAGAAGTAACTATTAGATGCATACCCGAAGAATACGGGGTATACGCTTGCTTGCATGATAAAAGGGTATGGGAATTCATGGGCTCAGAAGAGTGGGCAGATCCAGTAAACCAGTTATACAAAGGAAACCAAGAAGTGGCAGCGGGCATGTTAGACGCGGAGACTTGGGGAGAGCCAGCAGAGTATATTATAACAGTAAAGTCTACAATATATGAAGAATATGCGGTAGATAATAAGCTTTTTAGAAGCGGGGATTTAAAAACCGGCGGGACTGTGTATATGTACCACTCAAAAAGAAGGCAATACATGCACGAAAATGACGGGACGACACCAGAAAGCGTGAACCCAGGCGAGACTATCCCGAGCGGTTCTTTTTATGCGGGTAAAATAACTTTTGTGATAACTGCAGACAGTGGGCCGTTGTCCGGGGAAGGTTTGACAATCGTCAGAGAAGGCGCCATAAAGAGCTATGGATATACCTCTGACGGCGATGGTAACAACTTAGAGTGGGACAACATGACCGGAACAGCTTGCCTAGACTTTACTATTGACTGGGTGACAGGTGAAATAGATACGAGTAAATGGTAGAAATATACCGAATAGGCATACTAACACGCCCAATAGGCGAGATGCCTTACAAAGACTATGGCAGAAGAGCAGAATGCAGCGCTTGAGACAGGCGCAAACATAGAGCAAGAAAACCAGCAGCTAGATGCGACGGATCCCAGGAGCTATTCGGAAGAGGAAGTTCAAAATCTGTTGAAGGCGCTGAAAGCAGAAAGAGAAACTCGAAAGATTTACGAAAAAGAAGTAAAAGAGAAAGCGGCTCAACTTGAAAAGTTTGCTGATATTAACCCATCAGAATACAAGAAAGTACTTCAAGAGGCTGCCGCTGCTGCCAGAGAGAAAGCCGCCGCCGATGAGCGAACAGCCTTACTTGAGGAGAAGTATGGATCTCAAGCCGCAGAAGCAACCAAGGCTAGAGATAATGCTTACAAAGAATTGATGGAATTCCGCAAAAGATACGCTTTAGAAAAGGTGTTTTTTGCTGCTGGAGGAAGAACCGACTCTGCAGATGGTGTGTCTTTCTTCGACATGCTCGCCAATCAAATAGGTGCGCAATTCAGGCTCGAAAGCGATGGCAGTGTTACCGTTATCGATGCTGCAGGAGATCCTGTGCTTGACAAGGAGTCGGGTAGGAGGATTAATCCTTCCGACTATCTTAGCTCGTACAAATCGCATCCGGTCTATGGAACCTTTTTCAAAGGTAGCAAGGGATCTGGTGCTGGTATTGGGTACGGAGGTACTGACGCGAATGGAATCACTTCCGAAGACCTTAGCTCACTTTCTACTGACGAACTGTTCCAGCGAGCTTTTGGCTGAGTTTTAGCTTACGGAATTTGAATAATTAAATAGCTGCAGTTCTCTCATGGCGAGAATTGCGGCTATTCTTTTGTATTTTGGTATAATAAGTTTGAGTACCCAGCCCTGAGGTGGTTGTGACAACCTATCGGGGAGGGTCAGCGCTAAAGGACGAGACGTCTTGAAGCGGTTAACCTTTCCTGTCCAGTAAACATCACCCCCTTTCAGGAGCTATGGCATTAACCCTTGTCGAAGCTAAGAAGCATTCTAGCAACCCCCAAGAGCTGGCAATTATCACCGAACTGGCTGCCGGCCCTCTCCTCCAGAACCTGCCTTTCCGCGAAGTGCAAGGCAATGGTCTGTTCTGGAAGCGTGAAGAGTCCCTCGGCGACGTGGGCTTCAGAACGTTCAACGCTGGCTACGCAGAGAGCTATGCGACCGTCAAGCAGCACAGCGAAGCTCTGAAGCTGTTCGGTGGCGACATCAAGGTCGATCGCGCAATCGTTGACCTGGAAGGCCCCGAAGCTCGTGCCTACCAGGTGCAAGCTAAGACCCGCGCAATGCGCCTTGCTTTCGAGTCGCTGTTCATCAACGGCGATTCCAACGCCAGCGGCGCTGAGTTTGATGGCCTGGCCAATCGCCTGCCTTCTGGTTCTAGCCAGTACATCGAGAACGCTGGCGCCCCTGGCGCTCTTGATACCGGCGCTCTGGACGAGGCTATCGACGCTGTCGACGCCCAGGGTGGTTCCAAGTATCTGGTGATGTCGAAGTCCGCTCGTCGCCATCTGAGCAAGATTGCTCGTGCCAACGGTCAGATCGACATTGAGCGCAACGATTTCGGCTATCAGCAGCTCTTCTATGCTGGCATCCCCGTGCTGGAGATCGACCGCGACCACCAGAACGTGGCTATTCTGGATAGCGATCCTACCGATCAGTCCATCTACGTGGTGGCTTTCGGCAACGATCTGCTGACCGGCCTGCAGAATGGTGGCCCTCAGGTGCGTGACCTGGGTGAAGCGACTGACTCTCCTGTGCTGGTGACCAGAGTCGAGTGGTACTGCGGTTTAGCTCTGATCAATGGCCGCGCCGCTGCTCGCCTTGCCAATGTGGACGCCACCGCTTCTGTCTGATCTCTGTTAAGCTAGACCTGAAGCGTCGAGGGGCTCCGGAAGGAGCCCTTTTTTTGTGTTTGATTAAGGGTCTTTATTAGGCAGACTACTTAATAAAGCCGCAGAAGAGCTCATGCCTGGCACTAGTTTAGCGACCAGAGGGATGAATATCCCCGCCCATGACTACGTAGAAAATACGTATGATGGTAGTGGCAGACTTTCTATTGTTACTTACAAAAGTGGTGGACCGACTGGGCAGATTGTCGCCACGCAAGCTCTTACCTATGACGGAAACGGAAACCTGCTATCAATAACGAAAGCCAGTTTCTGACAGATTGAATATATCCTGTCAAGTGCAGGGTATCAGGCAGGTATACTACCCTGTCGCGTATCAACAGGTATCTTTGGATGGCGATTCGTTCTAGCGCTGATATTATAAGCAGGCTCAGGAACGATCCTGTCGTAAACAATATCGCCAAAGTTGCAGTTACATCAGTTAACAAACCATCATTCAGGGACCAGGATGGGGTCGTAATTTACGTTTCCCAATACCCAACTGATGTAACTGATTTTACAGCGCGCTGGGGAATATGGATTATTGACTATGGAGACGAGCCTCTTGACGTGCTAATTAGGCAATTACGAAAGCTTTTGCCAGACTTCACAGTTTTGGAAGAGGGTCCTGTAACTAGTGCAGTTACAACAGAGCTTCTTACCGAGAAAACAGAAATAAAGCCTAGAATAGAAAAGAAAGAATCAGTTTTTGATCTCGAGCAACAGTTTAAAAAATTAAAGGAAGATTTACAAGATAGGATGCTCCTTATCGGCCCTGGACGCCCGGGGAGAGATGGGAAAGACGGGAAAGACGGTAAGGATGGCCAGGATGGAGTCGATGGAAAAGACTTGCTCGCCACTGATGCGGAATTAGGTGATCTTCGTGATGTCGATATAGAAGCTAACCTAAACCTGGAAAAAGGACAAGTTTTAACATGGGACGGCTCTAGCTGGACTAATCTATACGTGCCAAGGACTTTGGCTAATAGTGGGTATAATCCCGCTGTAAATGCTGTCCATGTCACCGATTCAACTTACAATATTACTGTTACGGATTATTATGTCGGCATTGATTATTCCGGACCAGTGACGATTACATTGCCTGTTGGATCTAGTGTCGCGAGACGTCTTTTCGTTATCAAAGACGAAAGCGGAGAGGCTGGCAATGGAACGAATAGATACATTACGATCCTACCTCAGTCCCCTGACCTTATTGATGGAGATGATCACGTCTTGCTTGCGTACAACTACGGAAGCCTAACACTGATTTGGACCGGCGGAGCCTGGAGAGTTATCTGATGTCTCATCTATTTAAGCAAATCAACTTAACAGCTTCCGAGCGTTCTGCTTTTGGTGAACCGATAAGCACGGAAATACAGCCCGTCTTTCAATTAGACGGCATATACGGAATTGACGATGACAATAGCTGGCAAATTAACAATTCCGGAACAGGACATGCTCAAACTGGATCGGATTTGACGTTTGAAGTACACTCAGGCACGGGCACTGGTTCATTCTGCACGTTGCGTTCAAAGCGATCTGTTCGCTATAGACCAGGGCAGGGCAGTATGTGCCGCTTTACCGCTATGTGGCCAGATGGACCCGTCTTAGGGTATCAGCAAGTCGCTGGTTTTGTTAATCAGTCTGACGTGCTCGCGCTAGGCTATAATTATGACGGTAATTTTGGAATCATTCGACGTTTCGCCAGCAATGCTGAATTGTGGAAAATCCAAATCACGACAGCGCCGACAACGACGCAGGTCATAGTAATTACACTCAATGGCGTTCAGCATTCAGTCTCAATAAATGCGAAAGCATCCCTGGAGGCTACTGCTGCGAGTATTGCCAAGTCCATTAACTGGACCGCTGCGGGGTGGATTGTTGATTACAGTGGAGCGAATGTATTCTTTCTGTACAATGGTCCTCCGGTAAATCTGCCTGGTGTTTTTTCGTTTACCAGTAATGGAGACGCAACTGCATCAACCTCTACCTTGACTGAAGGTGCCTCGCCTACCGACTCTTGGATCTATCAGGACGATTTTAATTACGACAAACTAGACGGCACTGGACCTTCTGGGATGACAATTGATCCTAGCAAGTTGAACGTATTTCAGATTGATTTTCGCTGGCTAGGAGCAGGTATTCTGCGATTTGCAATTGAAGATGAAACGACTGGTCAAATGATTGTATTCCATCAGATCAGTTATTGCAATAAAAATATCACGCCAAGCCTGTCTAACCCAAGCATGAGAGTTGGCTATGCCGTTGTTAATGCAGTTCCAGCGTTAGGGACTGGCGTAGATGTCCATATCAAAGGCGCTTCTGTTATGGGAGCAATTCAAGGCATAATCGTTCATAATACAGCGGCTAAGTCGGTAAAAGGATCTACTGCCTCTAATCTGATAGCTGGCTCGTATCATCATCTGTTGACATTGAAAAATAAAAGAATTTTTGGGTCTACGTCTGCAAATGCAAGGTTAAATCAAAGAGAGCTTCTAATAGAGGCAGCTAGCTGTGGAGCCTTAGTTACGGCAGGTCAAAGACCCCTTGAAGTACTGCTTTACAAGAATGCTTCGTTTGATAATGGCAGTGGAGTTGATGTACCGTTGATATTCTTTGATTCCGACGATACTTCAGCTTATAGTACAACCACTGCCGTGCTAAAAGCTGGCAGTGCAGGAGCTCTACTGGCCACCTTCTCTCTGAGCCCTAGTGGCCCAATAAATATTGACTTGAGTCGTCATCGCATATTGCTTTCACCCTTGGATACGCTTAGCATTGTCTTGCGTTCAGAGACTGCTCAAATAACCGATTCAGTATCTTCGATTGGATATACAGTAGAGTAACAATAATTGTATTGGTAACCTACATTAGGATCGCGTCATTCCTCTACGGGACGGGTCCTGTTTTCAACCTTTAATAGGAGACAATCATGGCTGCTCGTTCTAGTGGTGTGTTCCCCAGAGAGAAGTTCGACCTGGACGCTACTCTCGCTCTGACCACCTCCCCCGCCGCCGCCCCGATCGAACTGAAGACTCTGCGCACTATTCGCGTTGTTGTTATTGGTGCCGCTGGCGTGGATGACGGCGGTGTCAACAAGGTCTCGGTCGTTGTGGGTGGTCAAACTGTGGAGTTTGGCTCCGGAGAGCTTGATGGCAATGGCGTTGGCATTGCTCATCTGCGCGGCGCTCTGTGCGACGATGGCAACTCTGCGCATTATGTCCTGGGTGGCGGCGCATCTGTGGCTGGCGTCTACCTTGACGGTGTCGACAACCTTGGCTGAGGCTTGACACCTAGCTAAATCTAGTCTAGACTGACGTTGCAGAGGGGACTGACCACCGACCATGTCGGTGGTTTTTTGTTTGGGGAAACTAGTCCATTGGCGGCAATAGCTAGGCATGGCATCTCCTGATCTGTCGAAAGAGTTAGATATAACCGGTCATGCTATAATCAAAACACTGACTACTGCTGGCAAAGAAGAAAATATTATCTCCAACAGTTTTGATAGCGGTAAATTACTCAAGGTCAATTCAGTCCAGGTCGTAAATACAAATGGCGGAGGACAGGCAGCGGAGGTAAGCCTTTTTTACAAGGATGAATCTCCAGCGCTTGATTATCTTCGTTATTCAGATACCTATGTTACTCAAAGCGTATCAGATGCCTACTTTGGCTTGTCTGGTCAGTTAAATATAGCCGGTGTTGACGAGGATAATTATGTAAACATTGGATTGAATCAATACGACTCGGATGGGAACAGCGTCCAAGATAAATTAAACCAAGCATCTTCAAACAGCTCTGGAACTTCTTATGCTGGCTGGCTGTCTCACGACGGGGTAGACTGGACCTATCATAGTTTTAGGCTATTAGATACGGCCGTTAACTTCCTGTTTCAAGTTGTTCCTAGTATTAACTTAACCAAATACATTTCAGGCACTCCGTTTTACGTAACTTTTTCTAATCCTTACTCTAGTCTTCAGTCTTCTTTTGCTAGCCCAGATGTTGCGGTTAGTTTAAGTTTTGATGATTCGGGCAGTGCAACCTTGTTCAAGAATGATGGATTTGACCCAGGCCGTGCAATACCCAAAAATGGTGCATCTACCTCAATAGGTAGCCAAAAATTCGGGGGTAGGTCTCTTTATCTAAATGGAGTCGATCAGTATCTGTCAATAGACGAAGCAGGTGACTGGAGTGACTGGTCTCTCGAAACAGCCACAAATAGAAGTACAGAGTGGTGGGCCAATACCTTAAGTGGATCAACCTACTATAAGGAAGAACGCAAAAAATGGCTAGTCGATCAAAAAGCGGTCACAATAGAGTTGTGGTTTAAATTGCAAGCAATTAGCTCTTCTTACCAAACTATAATTTCTAAAGGCAGATTCGGAATAGATCACTGCTGGACAATTGATCTAAACAATCAGGAAGTGCGGATTCGCGCGAATGACATGGTTGATGAATTTGGCAATAACATAAGCGCCGAAATTATCGGAAATGCCTCGCAAACGTATACAGTTACTCGCACTGTAACACATACTTACAATATTCAAGAAGTAATCCCGGAGGGTTCGTTTCAGACTGATACTTGGTACCATTTAGCTTACGCGGACAACAGTGATAATGCTTTCTTGTATTTGAATGGTGTCAAAGTGCCGATTAGCGGGCGAATGGTTCCTGATGAGGAAAACTCTGCGCCAATAGAGAGCAGTTCGATAATATCAGACATGAATCTTGAAGTTCGGTCATGGGGATTTTGGGTCTCTACAGGAAGCATTGTGAGTAATATACCTAGCGACCAGGATACATGGCCTTATTTTTACAATGGCGGCAATATGCCAAATTGGGCAACAGACCCAAAGGGTGGAGACAATTTTGATACAGCCATAGTAACGATTGGTGCGTCTGATCACGGGAGCAGTAATTTTTTCCATGGTTACATTGATGATTTTCGTGTATATTACCAGTACGCTAACGATGCGACAACTGACACTAGCACCGGAGAGTCTTACACTCTTTTCGAGACTACTTACATTCCCTTCGCTTCTATTGAGAGAAATCTTATAGCCGATTACAAATACAGTGATACGTCAATGGTGCTAAGTAACGTGATACTGGATATACCTTTTAATAGCACCAATCCGCTTGATCCTTTTGAACCTATCGTAAATGTCGGAGAACTTGCTTTTGATATAGACGTCGCAGAAGGTCGCATAGGCTATCTCGGTGGATCATATCCTACTCTTGTTATAAGCTGGGATTTCGAGAATTTTGTTACCGGATACAGCTCTTTAATAATAAGTTCTACTGAGCCGACGGTCGTAAGAGTGAAAGCAACAGATGGGAGTGATCCATTTCGCTTTGAGGCTGCGTTCGACGGAAGTCAAATGTTGTCTAACGAGATTTCCGGATTCGGTATTGGAGCGTGGATCAGGAAGGTTTCTGGTGAACCTTACAACAATGATAGCACTATTGCAAGCAAGTACGGCCCAGCTATTACGAGCAATGGATTCAGTCCTGGAGGCTTTTGTTTTCAATTAGAAAACAACACACTTAAGATGAGAATATATGCCAACGGCCAAGAGAAGGTTTTTACGTATACTGATTCATATCTGTCCAACCTAGATGTCTGGCATTTTGTTTCCGTAAATGTATGCATTACTCCAGATTTCAGAAAGAAAGTAATCTTCCATGTCAACGGGAAATCAAGCATGACCAAAGCCCAGTGGGAGGTAGACAACTCCGCGTCCAATGATTCCTCAAATCTGGGATCGGGATACAGTGACATAGTTATAAGTGCGCCGGGCGAAGATTTTCTTATTGGAGGAAGATCAGATCGTGGCAATGGTGGTTTTTATCGTTATTTTTACGGTGGTATTGATAGAGTCATATTTACAACAACTCCATTTGCAACTTACCGCGACTATGATCTTGACTTTATTAGTGCTGGTGTTACAAATGCAATTACTCCTCTTCCAACTGAATGGGTAACTTCATTCGGCGAAGAGACAACTTCTTATGATCCTTTAGCCCTGGACCCTATTTCGAATCCAAGAACTACTTTTATACAGTATAAAGAGCCAGTACTGCCTGGAGAGACAATAAGTATCATAGACAAGAATGAGTTTATCTATTTGGATGTTGCATCTGTGAAAGCTGTGTCCAGTATTCCCGGCGTAGACATCATGTGCAAGTATGAATCAATCGAACAAGCTGTTGAAGAATAAACAGAATCTGTAAGTAAATTCTATTGGGAGACTAGATAAGCGCAGGAATGAAATGGCTGCTCCGAACCTTTCTAGGCCAAGTGGTATCTACGGCCATACGGTCGCAATGACATGTGGCGTAAACGATCAAGAAGTCATTGCAAATAGTGCCGGCAGTAACAAGATACTGAAAATCAATGTTATCAGACTT